CATCAAATAAACTATCAAATTGATCTACTTTCGTTTTTTTAGCTTGAGAAGTATCTAAACTAAAATTTCCTGTTGATGGGGCAGCTGCTGCCTGTGTTGGGAATGAATTTGGATTTTGAGCAATTTCTTCTTCATTATCCTCTGGTGATAACCATTTCTCTAATGCTGATTTCATTTCATCAAAACTAAACAATTTAAATAATCCTTCCTTAGGGTTTGGTTGTTCACTTGTCCAAGTTTCTACTTTAGTAGCATCTTCACTAAGTGGTGAAGTTTTCATTCTTACTCTAATAGATGATTTATTATAAGGAGTACCGGTTGCTTCTGGTCCTACTGTTTCAACTGTAAGATCTCTACCACCTACAATATCGGTGTAATCTCCAATTTCATCATCAACAGCAAGTGCTAATAATTCTTCATATACTAATTTACCAAATTGCCATAATCTAACACCTTTATCTTCTTCTCCACGTACTACTACAGGAACAAAAATACGGTTTTTAGCATCTAACTTTTTAGCTAGTACATAATTTTCTTTATTATACTCTCCTTCACGTAGTTTCCCAGCGAATAAAGCAATTGGATCTTTATCACCATAATTTGCTGGTGAGATCATTACTTTGTTGGTAATACCATAGTAGAATTTCAACTCAGTAAACGGGTTACTAGTATCATACGCTGATGGTACAATTCTAATTTGTTGTTTACCTACTGTTGGTTTCCAAAAAATGGTTGTGTAATCGGTCTTTTGACCACCCTGTGGGTTTGATTGGAGTGTATCCAATTTCTTTTTTAATGCATTTAAATCCATAATGTAACTCTATTTTAATTATAACTGTTTATATGTAACTGAATATACGAACTATATTTTGGGGAGCCAAATTATAGGTCAATTATTTTGTAAATTTTTGTATTTAATTGTTTTAACTCGTTATGTTGAGTAAGAAGAATGCAATTTCTGTAATGTTGCCAATCTACCTTAAATTTGGTATCTACTACCCCTCCATTTAATTGTTTAATGAGGCCATTAAGTGCATTAATAGTATATAAGGTGTTAGATTCCTTTTTACGATGTACTAAAATTGTTTGTTCTGGGATTGAATCCACATTTCCTTGGTCTACATTATAAGTTACAACATATTCATCTTTGCCCACTATTTCAAGGACAAACATTTTATTATATATAATGGTGTATTTACTTGTAATTTCTTCCAATAAAGAATCTAAATTCTCTAAATTAGTAAATGTACAAAACAGTTTATTATTCAAATCTCCTAAATTTTGTAATGATGTTATTACATCATAGTTCGTATTATACGTATTAGGATTATTCTGTAAAATTGTAGTCATAACCTTCTATTTCTTTAATGTTTAATTTATATTTTTTAAATACTTCTCTTAATTCATTTAAAACCTCTACTTCTGTATCATCTATATCAAATAAAAATGAATCATATGTATAAAGTACTAACTTTGTTTTGCAACCACGTAGTATAACACACATATCCCATAATATACAAACGTTCATTGACGTCTCCAAATTTTGTAGTATATAATTAAACAACTTTTGTGGGTTCATGTTATCTAATTTTTCCTTTTCGTATATGTACCCAGAAATCTTACATTCTATAAACCCGTCGCTCTCAAATTTACGCCATGTTTCTCCTACGTATTTTTCGATTCCTTGAAAGAATTCCAAGTGTCTATAATTCTCGAAAACACCTCCATAGAGCTGTTTGAAGGTAAGTTCTTTTGATTTTTTATAATCCACATTATATAAGGTAGCAAAATGAGCGTGGATATCAATATTGGCAAAATCATAACCAATGAGACTAGCAGCCAAGCTAGGATGGTAAGCGCTAATATCAATTTCCACAAACTTATTATTACGTGGTATAAAACTTTTCCTACATCCGTTTTCTTTATTAAGTGCTGCATAATTTACATTTTTAAATTTATTTGATGGTCTTGTTGTTGTTGTTTTTAAGTTGAACTGAGTGTGGACGTATTCACCGTCAACGGCGTGGAAGTATTCACTGAAGGTTTCATTACATATGCGTATGCCACTTCGCTCGATAGCGTTGAATACCACGGATACTCTACTGTTAAAGAATTCATCATATTTTGTTTTTTCTTTGTTAATATTCGCTTTTAGATCTCTAAAAATGTTCTCACA